CGGTTATTGTTTCAGTGTATGTACCGTTTACTGATCTGAACGTGCCAGCTACGCCGGAACCCCCGAGCAGTGCCGGTCTAACAGAGCCGCTAGTTCGTGTCAGGTCAAACGTAACCACATAATCTTTACCGACCGCCAGTGTAACGGCCTGACTTAAGTTTGATGCCGTTCCTGTATTGGTTCTATCTGATACTCCCCCTGAAATAGTCCAACCTGATCTTTTCGTCCAATCCGAATCAGTATCAAACGTGCCATTCGTGACAAGCTCAGCCCCCGTAGCAACGCCCTTGGAAACGTATTCTGATGGATTCTGATTAATGCTTCCGGTCGCATTCTCCATTTGGTAATCAACAACCGTGGCAACGGAAGCGGTAGCAATGATGGTGCCTGCACCTGTAATAGTGAGGGTCTTGGAGGTTCTGCTTGATGCGTTAGAGGTGAGTGTTCCTGTTGAGCCTGTTGCTGTGCCCGTGAAGGTGATAACACCCGTACCTGCGCCCATTGACCAGACATAAACCGTATCAGCCGCTACTGTGATTGTATCGTTCGCAGCAGAAGCTAATGTCGCTGAACTGGCCTCGTTGATGACGTTAGTAACGGTACGCCCGCCCTCAAGCGCCGCCTGCCCCGATGCCGCTGTTCTTACAATGCCTTCAAAGTCTTTGTAAGTCTTAGGTCCAGCGCGGGTGAAAGTGGCCGTTGAGGATGTTGCGTGTTCAGGGAATAAACTATTTTGCAGAGCGGCCTGGACTGTGGAGCCTAAATCCCAAAAGGAATGCCACATATCCCGCAAACTGTCGATGACAATTCCGAGTGAACCAAGCCATGTTCTTGCCCGGTCATTGAATGCGCCAGCTTCAACGCCTCTCTGGTCGAAGTATTCTTTCCAGAGGTCGTTGGTGGGCCCGGTGTCGCTGGTTAAGGTTTGGAGCCAGGTGTTTTCGAGATCACGTACCGATCCGCTCTCACCCGTTGCAGTGACTAATGTTTCACGCTTGTGGGTACTGGTGCTGTCAGCAGATACAGGAAACGCCAAGGTAATGGCGAGCAATAGTGATAGGAACTTACGCATTACCTTGGATTCTCCAATGCCGGTGTTAATCAGTAGGTGTGTCTGCTCTTGCTGCCTTCTTCTCAGCAGCAGTCTTACGCTTAGTCGGCTTCTTCTCAGCAGCCTTTTCTGTAGCAGGTGCTTTAGCCTTCGACATGCCAGCAACGAACGACTCTACCGAGTCAACATGAATATCCAATGTCGCGGCAATGTCTTCAACTGAAGCGCCTTTACCTGTCATTGATTTGATGCGCGAAGCATCCTTCATTTGGATAGTACGATTGAGATTTGCGATCATGATGCAATACCATCAGCCCTGTTGGCTGTCCTTACGATTTTGACAATCAAGGCAGTGTCTGGATCAGGCACAGCTTCATGAATGTCACGGTTGGCGGTACTCAGTGCAATGAATGCAGCATTCGTACCTTGAAGCGCCCATGTTGCGGTCACAGAATAATCTTCCGTTCCCAACGCTATGGATGCAGCAGCGATCTTGCGCTTGTAGACACTACCGGCAGTACCACCGCCAGCATATCCACCAGCAAGCAAAACAGTCTGTCCTACTTCGACGATTTTCGTACCGTCAGCAGAACCGAAGTCAGGTATGCCCCGACCCAGTCTCAATAAATTCGTTCTTGATTGCGGTCTACACTCCTGGCGTAACCCGCTCTTTCTGTTGTTTAGCGACATTACTTTTTCCTCGGAGGTAGAAAGTATTTTTTGCCAGTAGTGTTTCTATGGCGATTGGTGGGGAGCGCATCAGAGAGATACTGCTGCGGGTTTGTCTTTTTTTGGCTTCTTCGTCTTTCCGTTGTCACTTCAGTCTCCTGAAATGGGAATCAGGGGTGGTAAGGGCACCCCGTCATCCCGGCTCTCACGCTATGGTTTACGTGACCGTATCAGCTACCTTGCCCCGTACAATGTGCTCGTCCTCCACTCGCACACTGTCCATGCTCATCGCACAGTACAGCTGGTAGTTGAAAGACTGATCAGGACGTTCAGCAACACGACACCAGATGTCTTTTGCTACGTGCAACCCCAGTGCCTGTTCAGTGAAGATCAAGTTATCCAACTGGTCGGTTGTTGGTACGTTCAACCGAGTGGATACGATGAAGTCATAGCCCATGAAACCTGGCATGTAACCTGTTGCCAATGCTCTTGAGTTCTGGAAATCACCACTTGTCACTTCGAGCAACTGGAGCAGCTTGCGCCGCTGTAACGGCCCCATGACCCAACATCGCTTAATATCGGGATCAATGTCATTCTCGTAAAACTTCTGATCCACTTCCAGAATGAAATCAATGTCGATCTCGCCTGTGTAGTCACCAACCGTTTGACCTGCGGGGAATGCAACGTTAGAACCATCGTGGTCCAAGGCGTTACCAGTAGCGTCAGCGATCAGGATGTCATCTATCTGACGATTCATGGCAGCAGCCATGGCGATAGTCAGTTCAGACTTGGGATTGGCGAGCATCTGTACCGCATCTTCCGGCTCAACAGTTTCACCAACATGGAATGTGGAGATAAGAGTCTTCCGGCCAGTCCACGCTGCATCGCTCGTCGGCGAAGTAGTACGTGCCGCGCTCTTGGCGGTAGCACTTACTGACGCGATTCGATCAAATCGGTGGGATTCGGATTCTTTGTGGACCTCACGGACATACATGCGAAGTCGAGATTGTTTCTGTTGTGCCAGTTGGCGCACGTTCCCCTGGAACGTCTGCACATATGCGTCATCTATTGTAATAGTCACTGTGGTGACTCCTGTATTGAAAGTTTGTGTTCACTTTCGCCACGGAGCTACCCACCTTGGACTCGCTAGACTTGTAACCTTTGCAGAGTTACCGAACTGTTTTGTGCAGACCTTGCGGCTGGCTGCTCCCTCTCCGATTCAAACCTGGTTGGGCCATACGGCAGTAACCAGGCTGAACCAAAGGGGGTTCTCAATTAGCTGATCTCTCTGCAGGGTTATATTTGATAACAAAGAAATGAAGATTTGTACTGTAATGTTTGCCAGTGTTATTTGGCTAATTCCCAATGCGGGCAGTCTTCATGCGCACCATTCCAGAACCCACCCCACTCAACCTTGATCTTCAGTTGTTGAGCAGCAGCGAACATGGCTTTAGCCACGCGCTTATAGTGTTCCGGATCATGCGATGTTTTATTGTTGGACCACGGATAGATGTCTACCGCTCGGCCAGTCAGGTGCTTTGAATCCATCGTCCAGGACACACCGGACTTGATATTCTCGCGTTGTTGTTCCTCAGACCGAATACCCTCGATCACGGAGAAATCAACATCGGTCAGCGTGATCGCCACACGTACCACTCTTTGAAGTGGGTCGAGCACTGTCCTCAGCTCTCTGTTCGATGCGTTGCTCAGATTGAACATCACCGCTTATGGCCCTTTCTCCAGGCATACCAGCCAGTTAATCGCAGCGTCCTGTATGCTGCTCTGGCCTTTGACCACCTCATGCCCTGCTCAACTAAACCGACCATGAACAAACGATCTGCCTCTTTTCTGTCTTCTGCATGAACCTAGTCGTAATCGTGTTTGATGGCTGGCAGTCGGCTGATTCCATTACGGTCGAAATACCAGTGCAGGAACCAAGGCACAGAAGCAAGGTTAGTTTCAAAGCCAGCCGGAACAACATGGTTTGTCTCCGTATTCGGCTCTCTCCAGACATACTCACTATCGAGAATGAAGAAGCCCGGGGTTTTACTGGTTAATAGTTTCGGTTCCTGTATTACTGGCATCAGTTTCAGTCCTATGTCTGAAGTAACAGAATTCCATGCCAAACCCGGTGACGCATCGCTCATCCTTTCCGGCCTCAGTCGCCTTGTTGACCAAGTTGGTACACCCTGGCAACAACAACACTGCAAGCAGGACGAAGGCTCTCATCGCTAACTTCCGCCGCTATCGAACGGCTTGATCGTGCCATTCCCGGTCGCCATCCGTTGCAGTGAAACCATCTGCTCAAGAGCATCCTTGTCGCCCTGGTGGAATGCGTGGTCCTTGTTGGCCCGTATCTCAGCCATCTTCGACTTGGCATCAGCCGGGGTCATTGAGTGTTGTTCTCCTGCATTCCTTGAGCCTGGCGCGCCTTCGCCGCCGACACGCTTAGATAAGTCGTGCAAGAATTTATAGTCATCGGAATCAAACAGGCCATCCCGCTCCGCTCCCCTGAATGATGCCGGGGCATCCATCCTGGACAGGAAGTTTTGAACCTCACCAACATTCTGATCGAAGGCAGCCCCCCATTCCTGGCGCAGCCCATTCATTGATTCAGTGTTCGACAATGCCTGTGCGCTAGATGCTTCCATCTCAGCCTTCGCCATGCCGGTCATAAACTGGTTGTACTGGTCGCCTGTGAGATTGGCATCGTGTGCCATCTGCTTCATCGCAGCCATCCGATCAGCGTCAGGCTTGAACCCTTCAACCTCGAAATTGTACGCAGCAGCCTCATCGGGGCGGCCAAGCGCCTTCATCGCCGCGGCTATTTCTTCAGCGTTGCGCGGCTTCATCATCACATTGGCATTCTTCTCAAGCAGCTTCGCAGAGAAAGCATCCCAATCTTCCTGCCCCGCTTCTTCGCCCGGTATGCGTACTGACTGCCCTACCAGTGATCGGGCATTATCTGCCCATGATATGAAGTCATCGAATGACTCAGCATTCTTTACTTCGTCCCAATCCTTTGCGAAGTCGGGGAGCTGGTCTTTCCAGTTACCAGCACCTTCACCGGATGACCCGGATTGATTACCCTCGCCACCCGATTGTCCAGATGTACCATCACCTTCACCACCAGTTGATCCTTCACCTTCATCACTCATCCTCGTATCCCATAGCTATTGCGCGATTGATTGTTTCCATGACCTCTTTGTGGCCCAACATAATCAAGCCCTTACGGTCATCTGCCTTACCAATACTTTCAGCACTGTGATCGAACATCTCAACCAGTGCCGCCAGTCCTTCGGGATTAGTTTTGAATGCGTCCCTTATCGCGTTTCGTTTCCTGACGTTGGCCTTGCGTACTGCAACAAGGTTCGCGTGACTGTTCTTAGGCTCTACCACCATCAAGTACCTGCATGTTTTTAACTGTGTCGGATGCCACGTTATCCTGCTCAAGCTGCTCACGGTTATTCTGGACCTCTGTTTGCCGCTCACGCTTATCAATGACTTCGTCCTCACCTCTCAGCAGGTGTTTCGGCAGGTTCCTGGCATCAGCCATGAATCGAACGGCTGCGTCAACGTCCATGATGTCCAGTGCTTCGGGAAAGAACTCTCCGATAGCAGCAAGATCGCCAAACATTCCAGTGATTGAATTCACGCCATCCTGCTTCTGCGCTCTTGCCATCGTGCCAAGATATTCAACGTCCATCTGAGCATCTGCGCTGGCCACGGATTCAGGGACATCAGGCAGCTTGCCAGCCCGGTACAGGATGTTGAAAGTTCGTTGAACAATAGGATCGAGCATGTTTGATTTCAGGTAGCCGAAGGTCGCGCCCAGGACTCGCTGCATCAGTTCCATTCGGGCCATCGCTTCAGTAGCAGTCATGGCCGGTGATTCTTTCAGCTGCAGATCGTTGGCGTGGAACGCTTCGCGGATCGCTTCTTTCAGGTCATTCTTCGTCAGTTGACTTACATCGAACTGGGCATTGCTTTCCAGCGCCTTCATCGCATCCATGTCTTGAACGACAGTAATGCCGCCCGCTTGCATGTCGATATCGCCAAAGATACCGGCCTGCTCAACCATCAGTGGTGGGTCAATAGCCTTCTCAGCAGCGGTCAGGATCACCTGGACTAGCTGATTGATTGATAGGATGTCGGGCATTGCCCTGGCAGCAGGAGAGATACCGAACTTCGAGTCAGATGATTCGAGCCACTTAGGTGCGAACACTGGCCGCTCGTAGTATCCGCCCTCTTTCCCAATGCGACTCTTGCCCTTCGCGTAAACATACTGGTAGCCCCATTTGCGGAGTTCAGGCGCTATAGGCTTGCTCGGATCCAGGTCAGGCACATCATCACGCTTCCAGATGGCGAACACGATTTCTTCAACGTCAGTGATCTTGCCATCTTCAAACTTCTTGCGTATGTCTTCAGGACAGTCTTTGCCGAACTTGTCTACACACTTCGATGGTGTCCATGCCAGTTCCCGGTAGAAGGCGCGGGGTTGCCCATCCTCGCCTTCTTCGTAATAGCTCGACTTCATGGGTGATGTGGTGAAGTTCAGAGCACCAGTCTCGATGCCTTCTTCTTCCTCGATAATGAACGCCATGCCCCATGATGTGATGTCGAGGTATGTCTTGTTCATTTCCAGGTGGAAGTCTGATTCTTGTAGCGCCTGATACACAAGCTCACCACATGCTTCAAGCCACTCAGCAGCAGCCTGGTCTTTGTTCAGGTAATCATTCTGGAACACAAGGTTCAGCCACTTCACCAGTGGTGGAGTCAGGGATCCGTGAATGGATGATGCGAGTTGACCACACGCGACAATGGCAGTGGAGTCGTACAGGTGACGTGTTCGCCAGTCTAGAGATAGTTCGCCCTGGTTGACCTCGTAGTATTTGCCTGTGAATGGTCGGACGTATCTTTCAATGAGTTCGTACAGCCCATCAATGTTATTGCGCTCAGTCTTGAGCGAGGCGAGGCGAGTGATTACTTGCGATGGTTCCAAGATAGCTCCAGGGTAGGCAGCGATGAGAGCATCTATAATCTTAGGCGCATGAATTGTGTTTGGTACTGTAATGATTGCCAGTGTTTACAGCGATCGCTTCACCTTTGGCTTCCTGGCTCGACGTTGCGCCGGTGATGTCAGTATCTCGCGCGACTCACCTGAACCGACCATGAGATATTCAAGGCTCTCGACAACGTGAGACCACTTATTCTTGTCAGGCACGTCATGGAATCGCTCGTCACCGGAGACCTTGATGCGCCTGTAGCAGAATTTGCCAGCCAAGCCCTTACGTAGCGTCTTGCAGCTTGGATCAATGATGATGCCTGGTTCGTGAGTCATTGTGCTGCGGGTGAAGTGTTGGCTCAGTGACTTGCGCCTGATCTCAACGTCATTGTTACGTGCAGCAGGGATGCAGGGGACACCAGCAGCTCTCAGAATAGTAAATGGTGTCTTCTTCGTTGACTGGTTGCCCTGGTTGCCGGCCGGGTCACCATATCCCTGTTTGAACTTAAAGCCCTGGTAGTCATGCCGCATGACATCGCGGAGCATAGGTGCGAACTCATCAGCAGCCATGTCCTCAGTCACCACCTCGCGGAAGATGCGCCACTGGCCCTGAATCTTCTGCCCAAGCGCAGCAGCCGGGGTCAATCCAAAATCAATACCGAACTCTATGTCGAATCCCTCTACAGGCTGGCATGGCTTGCAGTGAAGGCTGTCCTGGTACAGTGGATGGACTGGCTTGCCATCAATGCTGAAGCCATACTCATTGCCCACGTTGACCTTGATCCAGTCGTGTGCCTTACCCTTGATAAGATTCTCGTAGTAGTCCTTTGGCAGATTGTTGTAGTTCTCAGCCTCAGTGTTCACGATCCAAATCTTCTTGGCTTCATCCCAATGGACTGCGCCTGGCTGCTTGTGCCATGTCCAGTTATCAGCAGTCGTATCTTCTTCGGCCAGTCGGTATATCCACTCGTCTTCATCGGGCGCGTTGTAGTCACCGATCATTCCATGCCAGTCACACTCAACACCACCTGCTATATCTGTCGGGTATCGTCCATGCCGTGAGTCGGCAATATCGACTACCGCCTTGTTCAGTTCCTTCGCCTCGTTCAACCAGAACCCGGTCACCTGGTATCCTCGCAACTTACGAACCGCGTCCTCCCTGTCCAATGGCAGAAAGATCAACTCTGATTTAACCGTAGTGTCATCGTCCAACTCAAAGTACAGGTAGTGGCATGGCGGCTCCCTCCCACCCTTGACGAACTTGCCAAGGTCGCCGTACATCTCAAGCCAGTCCTTGATGGTTGTTCCAGACAGATCGCCAGCAGTGTTACGAATGGCCACCCACCTGGATGGTCTGACACCTTCAGGGTTTGGTGAATGCATACACATCAGGTCGAATATCTTCTGGCAGGATGTCGTGGTCTTCGCGGAACCGAGCGGCCCCATGATCATAGGATGCGGCGACATATCCTCATAGAACGCTTCCAGCACCTCGCCTTGCGGCATGATGTTGTATTCGTATTCGAGTTGGCCGGTCATTTCTTGGGTTTCTCGCCAAAGCCGCGCAACCCGCCTTCGCTGTCATATACCGCTCTAGCCTTTCTCTCACGCGCCACCCGAGCGACATTTCGCATAAACTCCTTCAGGTAATCAGCCGTCAATGTTTCTGACGCCATCTTCTCGCAGAAGTCTTCTTGCTCCTTTGTGAGATCGTTCACTTCTTGCCCCGCCCCATGAAGTTCCTGATCACCCTTGGCGGCAGTTCAAGCTGGATGGTGTTGTCGAATGCCTTGACATGGGTATGCTTGCCAGCCAGTTCTAGCGCCTTCGTGCGCGACTCCATCTTCAACTTCTTGATGACCACCTCAAGCTCATCGCCGCTGACCACGTTGGAGATATCCAGCCCCGACACCACCCGCGCAGCCAGATCGCTCCACTCATGTACAGGCTTCACATCGCCCTGCTCGTTATACATCTCACGGATGTCAAAGGATTCAATCTCACCGAGCCTGATCAGCACATAGTCAGCAGTAATCTGTGTTCTCTCTGCCCTCTCAGCCATCTTCTTGTCGATGATTGTCTTGATGGCAGGTTTAAGAAGGTTCTCCTGCCCTATCACTCTAGCCGTCTTCTTGGAGTATCCGGCCCGTATTGCTGCGTGTGTTGCACTCAGGTCAATCAGGTATTCATCACAGAATGATTGTTGCTTTGCTGTTAGCTTACTCATCCAGCAACTCCGGTGATTGGTGTATGTTGCCGATGTCAGCATTTCTCCGCCCCTTCCGCTTACGCCAGACATCCATTGTGAATGGGTCAATCAAGATGTGGTCAGGTTCCCGCAGCATCCGGTGCAGTTCGCTATCATCTTCATAGCCCATCTGCCTTGCCTGGTCAGCTTTGGTCACGCCATCGAGACTCATGGCGTCACTCCAGTCCTTGATGGGTTGCAGTTGTTTCATTTGTTGACCATCCAATAAATAACGCTTAAAGCAGTCGCGCCTACTCCATGTAGCACAACCCACGCTTTAACCACTTCAAATGAGTTTTCTTCTCCCGCAACAAGGAAAAGGAATCCGCATGTCAGAGAAAATGCCAGGTATCCAGCAATCAGGGCAACGGTTGATCGTTTCATATTTCTACCACCTCAATCTTGTGGAAATACTTAACCAGGGCTTTCTTGATTCGGAACATCGCGTAGACATTCCCTTTCTTCACACCCTTCACGTCCTCGACTACCAGCTTGCCGTTTTCCTTGTACTCGAAATCAGCCCGGTACTCCCTTGGGAAATCGAGCGCCGGGAACTTGAATACTGGCTGTAGCACCAGGTCAGTGATTAGCTTGGCTCGTTCCATCAGCTTCAGTTCACCGTACCGCCTGCCCTCTTTCTTGCTGGCGAACCGGATGTTGTCTATCACTACTGGTTCTGCACTGAATTTGTTTGGCTTGCTCATGCCGCGGCCTCAAGCGTTATCAACTCGGAGTAGTTCATTTGTGGAACCTCATAATTGCGTCATACACGTCCTGCCCGAACGGAAGTTCATGTCCAGTAGCCCTGGCGACATCACACGCCACCTCGAACCTGCTTTTCTCGTAGGGCTTGCGATCCTTGCCGGATGCGTGGATGTCCCTGTGATGATTGTTTTCATGACTTACTCTCCAGATGATTTAATACACGAACCTCTACAAAGGCGTTCGTGCCGTGTTCTGTGTACTGCACAGGGTGCTTTTTCAGTATGGCCTCACCTAAACGTCTAGCAATTGTGGCTCTCATGTCAGGGTCAACTGTCGGCGCTGAAGACTTGAACACCAGATGATTCATTAACTTCTGCTCAAGCTCAGTTGCTCGAGCGAGTAATTTGTTTTTTGTGATTGTTTTCATGCGGCAACTCTCGGGGCAGGGGTTGCAATGCCGTGGCACTGGCGCGCATCAATGAATAACGCGCTTTTGTCCGTATACACAACACGCACAAATGGGATCATGCCCATATCCCCACGCTGCTCCGCTATGTTGATGTAATCCACAGTATCCTCGCCCGCCGCCAATACCTGACCGCTTGGCAAAGTTACCGTTTCAATTTCAAAACCTTCTTTAAGCTCCTTCATATCAGTTCCTTTAGCTTTGATTTATATTCTCCCCGAAGGGCTTTGAGTTCGTCTATCGTGTATTTTTTCGGCTCGTGTGGGCCTTCCAACCAAGCCAGTCTTTCAGCACCAATCTTGTTAATCAACCTTAGCCGATATTCGACAATGTTACCTGACAGCTCGCGGTTGCATTTTACGCAGGAAGTGCTCGCGTTAA